CCGCCTTTCGGCGCTCCTTATCGCATGGAATTTGACGTCAAAACTGGGACGTCAGTTCCACCGGTGCCACCGCAGATCTCAGAAGGCCTGCGGTTCACCACCTGGTTTGACAGGACTAGTCCTGCCATCCCGGAAGACCTACGTTCCTTTGTAGAAGGGACGCATGTCTATTGCACAAAACAAGTACCAAGTGTGCTTGCGATGTGCAGAACGCGGAACCCCACCCTCAAAAAGAAGTTGGGAGTTGCCGTACGTACTGGTATTCCTGTGGAGTACCAGCGCGTTGATAAGCCCGTGAATGAGTTTCACGAACTTATCCCTGAACTTGACCTTGGGCTAATGCAGCACAACGTCAAGTACTTCGATCCTCAGCTCCAGGAGCTGGTGACGGAGAAGAGCTGGAAAGAGGAGATCCCCCGTCCAGACTCTGATTTTGAGGCGAACCCGAAGTGCGGGTATCGCCCAAAGTACAGCGATCCGTTCGCAATCATTGCAGGACGGACACTGGCCGATCTCTTGGGCATGAAAGCCCCTGAGACCGTTGTTTGGCCTGGAGACGGCATCCGCCTTCAGGACAAATTGCCCGCTTACCTCCTCGACGAGGAGATAGCCGGAAGGAAAATCACGAATACATTTCGTTTTCATGAGATTCCGCAGATTGCACAGAAGATGCATCTGCTTCTGGAGCATACGTTCTGGGGACGTAAGCTGTCAGAGCTCGCACGACTCCGTCCGAAGGACGAGGCCGACGAGAGCGCAATGCGCAACAGTGTCGAACGGGCAAAAGCCGTGCGTCACTGGTCAACAGTGTTGATCCAGAGGATCAATCATCTGCTGCAAGGGCTGGGAGATCCGCTGTGGACTTCCAAGATCCGGAAGACCGTCTACTCAGACTGGAGTCCGAGGAGTACGATCCATCGTGCGAAGAGGTTTGTTGAACTTCTTCGTACGATTGACGGAATATTCATACAAAGATATATGAGCGTTCCGGAAGAGAGGTGGACATGGGACAAATATGACATGTTCACTCTCAAGAACATCAGCGCCATGATTGGTGATGAGTTCTACGATGGCGAGTTAGCCGAGAGCTACCACAACATCGTAACTCGCTATGCTGAGCTCAAGAAGCTCCGCAAGCGATTTAAGGATCTCTCTAACCGTAACCAGTTGGAGAGTTTCCTGGCAGACAAGGCGGAGCAGATCGCTGCCACGCCTCGCTGGTTGAACGATTGGATGCCGATCTGGCGTTATACTCGTTCATTCGAGAAGCCGTTCCGCCTCGCCCAGGTGGACGGACTTCTCTCACAGACCCGAGCGGCGGGAACGCCGCCGGATCTCGTGAAGATGCAGTCGAAAAGAAAATTCATTACGACTGTATCTGAGCCGCCTCCACCCTTGACGGGTTCAGAGAAGGCGGTGATCAGAGCTGCTCTAGCGTCTTTTGATGAGTCACTAGATCAGTCGGTATTCACGGGCCTTGACACTAAGGCACGTGTAACCGTGACGATCTCCTCTTGCTGGGAAAAGACTCAGGAAGAAGGAGGAACCATAGAAGCGATCAGTGAGATCGTCCATATGGGTGCTATTGGAGTTACCGTTCCGAAACGGGATCTCTTTAGCGGTGCTGTCGTCGGAGAAGTATCCTACTCCGCGTCAGACACAGGTACGTATATATTCTGGGCATGCCTGGATCACGTACTCAAGGCCAGTCCTGATGAAATCAACATGGCTGCCTTGGTGATGGTTTCCGAACCTGGCAAGGCCAGGACGGTTACCAAAGCTACAGCAGCACTAAAAGTAGTGCTGGATGTAGTCAATAAGATCTGTTCCTGGCCCTTGACCAAGATCAAATCTTCCTCGAGCGGGATGGCAAAAGCATCTCACGCGTGGAACTCTTTCAAAGAGTCATTCACTGACTCTGGAAAAGAGATCGTATTCGACCCTCTGGAGCAGAGGACCGAAACGATGAGTAGCGGAGAGAAGGTCAGAACGACCACCTACCGCGACGTCTTCATGTCCTCGACAGATTACGAGAACGCGACAGACGCGATGAATCATGAGGTTGCCTCAATGATATCTCGCTACTGGATGAACAAGTGTGGAATCCCACCCATTCTCCAGATGATCGTGCTCAGGACTTGCTATAAGCCCCGACCGGTCGTATTCGAA